CCAGCACCAGCCTGCAATAAAGAGTGCCCACGATAGCGTTGACAATCAGCTTCTTCCGAGACTGCTCAGTGATGTGGGGTCTACTGCTGGTGACCTTGATTATCTAAATCAGGTGGCCGTAGGGCCAGCAGCCAGCTTTGGTGGTTCTATAGGAACGTTGCAATCTGCTATGGCTTCGTTCAATATTGGTAGTATACTGAATGTAGGTATAACTGGTTCGGTGTCCGTGGCAGCTGGCGGATATAGTCCTCCTCCAATCACCGCGGCACAGCAACAAACATTAGATGGGATACCAGAAGGTCTGCAGATACTGAGCGCCAATCTGTCCTGGTCGCAAACAGCATCAACTAGACAGTCGGCAACCATCTCAGCTTCCATTCAGCGCTTGAGCTTGCGCAAGCTGACGAATCAGGGTAATACAACCGAGTTCTTGACCAGCCTGAAATCATTGAGTTCTTCGCTGGGTATCATTCAGTCGATCGTGAAGTCGGGCGCCAATAATCCAACAGCTGTAGGTAACACTACCAGCCTGAATACAAATGCGGTGACTCCTAATGTCGGACTCCAATCATTCGGAACGCTTGTTAGCAGCTTATCATCGCAAAGCGGGTCGTCGTATGCTGTGGACGGGAACACCCTTGTTGTTACACCCCCTGCTATACCTACAGCTCCGACGAATGTTCAAGCAGTACTTCAATCGGGTGGTGTTAAGCAAATAACTACCCAGCAACTACGTGTTCCGATTAATCTGTCTGTATAAGGTGCGATATGCCTAAGGCTAAGAAGATAACCAAACCTGTTGAAGAGCCTCTCATCACTCTACAAGAGCAGAAGGCTCTCAATCTGCAACTGCGTATCGATAATCTCGAGCGTAAGAAGAGAGGACAGCTCTACGGCAAGTCTTTCGCTGTTGTAGATATGAAGAAGAGCAAGAAGAATCTTGATCCGATCGTGCTTGGTCTAGGTGATCGTAGTCAACACAGCATCCATCAGCTTACTGTGCCCGAACGAATCCGTGGCGCATATGAACTCTTCAAGAGTTGCTCCCCTATGGAATCCCGCACGAAGGATCCTTTCACATGGAAGGATAGAGATGAAGAGAAAGCTTCATTCGATCGCGTGCTAAGACTCCTTGACGCCGCACCGAGTTCTGAAGACCTGCCACAGCTCGAGAAGAAGATCCGCAAAAAGATCGAGCAAGAGAAGGACTACCTCAACAGCTATTACGGCCATTATGGTACGATTCTGCCCGAGTACGATCAATATGAACCATTCACAATGATCGATACCGAAGCATACCTCATGCAGGCCACAAAGCGCAAGCACTCTCTGATGTTCCGCCAGGGCTTCAAGATTGAAGGTATGAGTTCGCGCTTCACCAAGTACGTTAATAGCCGCATCAATCAGATTGGCTACATGATGGGAATGACTCCTGAGAACTTTATCAAGGATATTCTCTACAACCTGCTTATTATCTCGAACTGCTTCTTGCTGAAGATACGCGATGAGGAAGCTTCAGGTGGCGAGGCTAATGAGAAGAATGATGATAGAACTCCTGTAGCTGCTTATATGATTCTGCCTCCACACTCTATCTTCCCGTTCGTCAATCAGAAAGGTGAGATTATCAAGTGGCGCCGTTACTACGGCAGCGCGCGCAAGTACAAGGATTACAAGTTGGAAGACGTTGTCCATTTCAGATGGGACGTCAAGCCAGGACATGTTTATGGAACCCCGCGTACCGTATCCGTGCGAGACGATATTTTTGCTCTCCGCCGTCTTGAAGAAAATGTGGAAATGCTCCTCATTAACCACCTTTTCCCACTGTTTCATGTTAAGGTCGGTTCAGAGGATGCACCCGCTACCATGTTGGTTGACGGGATCACAGAAGTCGACCTTATCAAGGCAGAGCTTGAGAATATGCCTAAAGAAGGCGTATTCATCACTGACGAACGTGTCTCCGTAGACGTCGTTGGTATCAAGGGAGAAGCTCCAGATCCTTCCGAGATCATGAAGCACTACAAGGCTCGTATCTTTACTGGCCTGGGTGTGTCACCTATTGATATGGGTGAGACCGATACAGGCAACCGAGCTACAGCTGAGAACGTCTCTCAGAACTTGAAGGATTCGGTTAAGTCCGACCTCAACTGGTTCTGCGGTCAGTTCAAGATGTTCATATTCAAGGAGCTGTTCGAGGAGAATCCAACTAAGCTCTCCGTTCAGAATGCTCTTGCTGATGTGGACCTTGTCTTCCCAGACGTCGACGTTGATGGTCACATCAAGTGGCAGAATCACGTTATTGAAATGTTCAACAACCACTTACTCAATGAAGACGAAGCCCGTCGTGAACTGCAGCGTATACCTTATACTAAGAAGGATGCTAAGCTCACCCACTATGAGTTGCATGTCAAGGATTTGCAGAACTCTGGTATCGAGTTGAAGAATAAGGGCATGATTGAAGCCATGGCTGTCCGCGGTGAAGTAGCTGCCGCGGAAACGGCTGGTGGTAAGAAAGGACCTAGCAAGGCCAGCAAGAGTGCTAAGTCCGTTGCTAACAAGAATCGCCCAGCAAATCAATATGGACGCAACTTGGATCCACATTCCGCTCGCTCATCCATGGATCCAAACCTCCTATATGACAAGCTACTCGCTGAAATGGACCGTCTGAAGGCAGAGGGTACTTTCGCGGCTGCTACCTGGGGAAAGGCTTCAGCTGCCGTAATCGATAAGTACGTCGAGACTTGCCTACGTGACGAGGCTGGGATTTACTATACTAATCAGGATCGAATGACGCTAGATACCTTCCGCCAGTTGGCGAAAGACCGAGTCGCTCAGACTACGGACCCCGACATTATGTCGGTCCTACTCACCGATCTTGTTTCAACCTACTTCGAGGAAATACATGCCGAAGAATCAACCGAAAGTAGCCCCGACCCGGGACCAGAAGCAGAGCATGATGAACGGTCCTCTGGACAAGGTGATGAATAACCTGCAACAAGCGGGTAAGGTAAAGCCTGGTCAGGTATTTGAGAAGTTTCTAACTACCCAGATCGGAGATATTTCTAAGGCAACGCCCTTCCGCGGACGCAGATAAGGAGGCTCCCCATGGGTCTCCTGTACATGCGAGACTTCGTTAACCTGAGGGTTAAAGAGGTTGACCGCAGCAAAAAGAACTTGGCTGAATGCCGAGATGATTCAGAGCCAACGGGTAAGTCCTTGCTTGTTAAAGTCGAGGCAACCCACTCTGGCATCGTAAACGGCAACCAGCGTTTCTACCGTCCGGACCGTATGCAAGACTCGGTCTACCGTTGGACGGAACCAGATAAGCCCCTAAAGCCAGTTCTGGTAGAGCATGACAAGGAACAGACCGCAATAGGTCGTATCCACCAGGCTCGCTATGTTGACCTCTCGCATAAGTACCGTATCGAGGTACCCGAGATCGGCAACATGTTGTTTTTCGCGGACGCTACAACAAAGCGTCTTGACCTGTATCGGTCAATCAATGTGGTTCTGGACAAGCTCCAGCCCCGTGAGGACTATAGAGGTCTAGGATTCATCGAGCTGGGGATGAAAATCACCAACCCTGATGGTATCCGAAAGGTGCTCACAGGTGAGTACCTTACAGTCTCGGTTGGTTTTCAAACTGACCAGGCCATTTGCTCCGCGTGCCATACCGATTGGGCTACTGACGACCGCTGCGAACACAAGCTTGGGGAACTGGTTGACGGCAAGAAGATGTTTCTTATCGCTGGCAACTTCTTCTACAAGGAAATGAGCTTCGTCAACTTCCCAGCCGACCCATTTGCTCAGGTTATCTCGAAGGAAATCCTCCAGGACAGCCTGAACAACAAGATGTTCTTCATGGGTATGCGTCCCGAGCGCCAGACTAAACTCATGGCCTCGTTCGCAATGGCAGATAGCATTGACTTGGGAAAGATGTTCGAATCAGATATTCAGGTTGCGGACCCCGACATCAAGGACAGTGAGATGCTTGTTGAACTGCAGAGCTATCTAGACGAAATGAATAAGGCGCCTCTTTCAAAGGAGCGCGCAACAGAGATCTCCGACAAGATCAAGGCATTGGACCCAAAGGAAGATGCCGAGAAGGAGATGGTGCGCAGGGTTTCAACAACTCTGAAGTCGCACATCCAGAAGCACGGTCTAGAGACCGTGGCTGACAAAAAGATTACGAAGGAACAGGTAGAAGCCAAAATAGAGGCTTTGATCCCGACCCTTCAGGATATGTCGGTTGAAGCGAGAACTCACTATATAGCTCGCATCACCGAAGAGGCTAAGCAGTTTGAACTGGAAGTTCCAGCTATCGATGTCGAAAGCCTCACACCTTATCAGGATTGGAAGATCGAAGAGCTGCCTGAGGATGAGCGCAGCTTCTTCGCGGACCCAGACGCCCTGTATGAACAAATGTTCACGAAGGCGGATAGCGAAGATGCTATCAAGGCTGAGGATGCTGAGTACGGTGAAATACTAACCGATGCTAAGCTATCCACTGAAAAGCGTAAGAGCCTTAAGGGTTCCGCTTTCTGTGGCCCGGGCCGTAGCTTCCCTGTTCCTGACTGTGCACACGTTACCGCTGCACGCCGTCTAATCGGCCGCGCGAAGGTAAGTGATGCAACTAAGTCCAAGATCCTTGGCTGCGTATCCCGCAAGGCTAAGGCAATGGGCTGCGAAAGTAAGAGCAAGAAGAAGGATGCAGATCCTATTCCAGTACTGACCGACTCGGTAAAGAATCTACTCGCCGAGCTTCACAAGGTCGAGCTCTTCTCTTTCGATGATGCAAAGGTTCCTGCAGATACACTGACTTGCCTGGACTCGCTCCACGGTCACTACCAGAAGGCTGATGACCAAGGCAAGGGTGCAATGCGCTACGATCTATATGCCCATATGGGCAACTGGCAAGCCCAGTCGGATCGTGAATATGCTCACCAGCGTCTGACGGAGATCGAAAAGGGTAATGAGAACAAAGACTCTATCCCTGACGTGATCCTGACGGATGCCGAGAAGAAGGCTCCTCTGATGACAGTGGGCGCCGGTCTCAAGAGTGAGATGGGCAAGGGTTTTGTGCCGACGGGTTGCTCGAGTTCCTACGAAGCACTCCACAAGGCACATGCAGCTGCTGACGCTGAGGGCAAGTCCCACATCGTTGGTGCGGCTGGCGCCCTCCTCGAACACTGGCATTCCGGATCCCTGCTTGAGTATCATCGCAAGCTGTTGGCTCCTGGGATGGCTCAGGGTGGAAAGGATAGCGAAATCCTCCTGACGAAGGAAGAGCATGATACTCTGATCGTCGGTCAGGAAAAGCTCGAAGGTCAGCTGGCAGCAGTAAGAGCTGAAGTCGATGCTCTGCAGCAACAGAATACCGTACTGGTGAAGAGTCTCAAGAAGGACCGCGCCACCACATTAGTAGCAATCAAGGTGCTCACCGGAGAAGCAGGCTTCCAAGGTCTTACCGATGCCCAGATCACATCTAAGGTAGCGGAAAGAGAACAGCGTTCCCTGGCAAGCTTGAGAGATGCACTGGATGACGAGCTGGGTAAGCTGTCTGGCTTCACATTCCAGGGTGGAACATCAGCACCGACGCCCCAAGAGGCGGGTACGAAAGAAGTAGCCGACAAGGCGAAACTTAACCCAGATGGTTCTACAACCGTGCAAGATAGCAAGGAGAAACCAACTCCTGCCGCACGTAAACTTCCAAAGGATCCAAAGGCTGCTTCAGCCATCTTGTTCTTCGAAGCGAAGACCAAGGACATTAAGCCAGCCCCAAAGGAGTAATCTAAATGTCTTTCGATATCAATAACAACTATCGTGGTACGCTCTACGGTCGCGATCGTTTGGGCTACACAACTCCTGATGCCGATGCATCTGAGCCTCTCCGTCCGTTCCTTCCGGTCCCGTATCCAGCCCCCTGGCTGCCTGGCCGCCGTTTGGATGAAGGGCATCCAGTAGGCGCGCAGGTTGTGATCAGCTCGCACCAACTCGTCGGTCTCGACAAGTCTGGCGCCCTGGTTCCGGCCGGCTTGCTCTCCGGTACTCAGAACTCTTCGCAGATTCTGACTTCCAAGGGCCCGACCACTACTACCGCCAACGTTCTTGCTAGTGGTGTTAGCACGCTGACCTTGCTAGTATCTGAGTTCACACCTAGCGGTAACGTGTCGCCAAATACGACTACTGCTGCTACAGCATCGAACCTGTCGTTCAGCGCTGGTGATACGATTACGATCTCTGGTGTGACAACAGCTACAGGGCTCAATGGCGCTTATCAGCTGCTCAGCGCAGCTTACAACGGCTCCACAACCTGGACTCTGACATTTGCTGGCGGCGTATCTTCGGCTGCTGGTGCAAACTTCGGTTCTGCAGTCATCCGCAACTATACTGGTTGCTACTGCGCAGTTCAGTACGGCCAGAATGACGTCGGTTTCGCACGCAACGTTGCAACTGGTAATCCAGTGGCAGCTGCTGGTGAATACGAAGTTATCGCTGCTCCTTCTGATGCTGTTGCCGGCGACATTATCGTCTTCCCAGACGGCAATGTGATCACCGTCGCTGCTGGCGACGTGACATTTGGTCAGGCTTGCAACGTGATCCCGAACAGTGTTGCTCGCCCGATCGGCTACGCAGTTCGCAACGTCTTCCAGTTCCTCGGTGGTGTGAACCTGCTCTCCGCAACCGGCGGTGTGTTCTATACCTTGGAATCAATGGTTCCTCTTCAGTTCCGTGTTCACAACTACATGCATGAAATGGGCACTGCAATCCAGACCCACTTTGTGCTCCGTATGCCTTGGATTGGCGCCAGCCCAACAGCTCTACAGGGCTATGCTACCCAGGACGGTATCTCCGGATACGTTCAGACGGACTTCGGCCGTAGCTTCGTTCACTGCACCGGTGGCACAGCAGGCAATCCATACGCCCTCAACGGCCTGTCGGTTGTTCCTAGCCGCCTCGGCTCTGGTACAGATGCTGGCAACTATTCCTTCTACAACTCCGCAGTCAACGGTTTTGACGAGATCTGCGGCCGCGTAATCGGTGTGGAAAGCCTGTATCCAATCCGTGACTTCGCAAACCGCGTTCGTACACAGTTTGAGCGCGCGACGGAAGCTGTTGGTCCTTTTACAACCAAGACACCTTCAATCGGTCAGCTTGGTGGTTCGGCAACCCGCGGTATGGATTACATGGTCAACCTGACAAACGACGGTATCCTCCGCCTTGCCTCTGACCAGAATAAGACCATCCGTCCGGAATACGCAACGTACGTTTACATTCACTTCCTGGCTCGCTAAAAACGGGTCAGGAAGTACCTTTATCTGGGCCCTGTGAGGACCTATGCGTCTCTTAACGTTCATCACCAAGGGGAAAGCTGTAATACAAGGCGACTCCCTGAGATGTGCAGCCCCCAGGGCCAATGATAGTCGTAGATCTTGCAATAAACTGCTCGCTAAGAAAAATGAGCAGGGTCAAATCGCTGGCAACTTTCGGTGTGAGAGATGCCACCAAGAAATAGAAGTAAAACTCGCACCGGCTAGGGAAGACTTAGCCAAGTCTTAAGAGATTCAAAGTAATCCTATCTCATTTGGAGAAATCATGGCCAAGAACGTAAAACTCGAACAGCCCGACTGGAACGATGCTCAAGTCAAGACAGACTTGGTGCGTGTAGAAACAATCTTCCGTACCGGCGGCTTTGACCCAGTCGAGAACAAGAAAATCTCGATGAAGGACGCGTTGGATATCCCGAACGCAGCCTTCCTTATCCCGCGCGTTCTGACTACCTTCGTCCAAGAAGGTATCGAACCGATGCTGATCGGGACTAGCCTGCTCCAGCGCGTTGACTACGTGCCTGGCATGCAGACGGTCTTCCCAGCTATCGACGTCCTCACAGCTCGTGAGGTCGGCGATGGGATGGCACTACCCATCTTCAACATTAACGTTGG